GATTAAACTACTGATTAGGATAGACCTCCAGTAGGTACGTTCACGTTAAAGCAGAAGTACATAGTCTCTGGGTGGAAACCAGCTTCTACTAGAGCGTAACGAGACTTAACCGCAATCTTAGGAGACATAGTACCTTCTGAGATTGTTTGGATAGACTCAGCCATCATGTAAGGCATGAACTTAAGTCCTGGTTCGTCGTCGCCACCTTTTCTTCCGATAAGTACTCTTGTATCGCTGAACGTCATGTTCTGATCAACGTATACTGTCATACCAGCAAGCGAACCTACAGGGTAAAGTGTACCGTTGTTCTGAGTCAACGTGTTAGAGAAAGGTGCGAAAGTGAACTGAGAGATGTCTTGAAGCGCACTTGCAACGTTAGCGTTAGTAACGATGAAGTTAGCAGGACCTCTTCTTCCTCTGTTTGCAACTACGTTAGCAGCAGCAAGGATTCTAGAGAATAATCTTCTCTGAAGAGTTGACAAGTTCTCGTAAGTTCCTGATGCAGGACCAGCAGTACCAGCCAATGTAAGAGCTGTATCTTGCTTACCTACGTAAGAAGGAATGGTGTAAGAACCTGCAGTACCACCAATAACCAAGTTAAGGTTCAAGTTTTGACCTTCTGTTGTGAAGAACTCGTAGTGGTTAGACCATCCAAGAGCAAACGCTCTAGAAAGGATGTGCTTGTTGATTGACTGAGATACCTCATTAACAAGTGCGTTCTCGATCATAGAGATTACGTCGATACCGAATTGCTTGTTAAGGTCTTGGATTTGCTCAGTTGTTACAGAAGCAGCAACTTGGAAAGTGTCAGCCTCTACGAACTTAGTGAAAGTCGAAAGACCCATTGATTGGTAGTAAGTGCTTTCACCTACGCCTCTAAGCATTGGGTTGTAAGTCTTAGTACCATCAACGAAAGGACCTTGCCAGTTTTGGTCGTTGTTGAAGCCAGCACCAGAGAAACCTTGGATGTGATCTTCAAGAGCTTTAACCAATTCTGCTCTTGCTGTAGTAGTACCAGCATCTGAAGCTCCAGAAGTTGTACCTACTTTAGTAGCACCACCATCAAGAATGAAAGCTACAGTTTCGCCAGCAGTGATTCCAGTGATTTTGAAGATTGGGAAACCATCAATTCTGGAAAGACCAACGAATTCAGCTGTAATTTCTGCTGAAGCCGAAGTTGCGTTTTGGATGTAGTAAGTAGTACCAACTACGAAAGCCGCAGGGTAACCAGATGCAGGTGAAGTCAACTGGAATTTGATCATTGAAGGAGCTACAGCTAAAGCATCAGCAGCTGAAGTACCTACGTTTGAAGGGTTGATTTTACCACCAGAGTATACGTAATCTAAGTAAGAAAGTACTCCAGTAGGACCTGACATTGGAATAACAGGAACGATGTCGAAACCAACAGTCTTCGCAGCAACCTGAATTGCAAGAGGAAGAAGTGATGGGAATTTGTCACCAGAACCTTGGTTTTGTGCGTTGTAGAAAGCTGAGTTAGCTTGTGTACCTACTGCGTTACCAAATTGGTTATATCCACCAGGATATGCGGGTGGTTGTACGGCACCCATACCGTTTACAACTGCTAAAGACTGGTAAGCTCCAGCAGATTCATTTAATGAGTGGTAGTGGCAATACTTGCTCAACCACTGCTTTTTCTCGTTATCTACGATTCCAGCCTTCTGCTCTACGATCGGGCCCCAGGTATCGAAGATTTCCGCTTCGTTGATTAGTTTCATCTTTTTACTAATTTTTTTTAGGGTTTTTTGTTTTTAGAATTTTCCTTCAAGTGACTTAGCTACCCAATTCAGATAATCAGAAGAATATCCTTGTGGAACTGCGTTTGTTGAAGTTTCTGTTGTTTCTTGGCTTTCTTGAAGTTTCTGAAGTCCAACTGGTTTAGCACCAAGCTGACGAGTTGACCAGAAATTTTTGATCTGATATGGTGTCTCTAAATTGTAGAAGTTAGACTGAGCAATGATTGATTGCTTTTGTCCTTCATTTAGTGATTCCCAAATCGGAACGTAATTCTCTGGCATTTCATCAATAAATTTGTGACCTGATGTTGCTGCCTTTGTTACCTCTTCGGCTTCATTAATGACCTGATCTGCTTTTTGTGTTTGAGCAGTCGGCTGAACTTTCGCTCTAGCCTCGTTTATATTTTGGTCAGTCTTTTGGGTTTTGACTGATTCAATTAGAGAATCTATTTTGCTGCTTAGATTAGTATAATCTCCTGCAAAACCAGATTCAACCAATTCGGTTTTAGAGACCAATTCTGCGTTCTCTCTTGCACTTTCGTTAAGAGATGGTAGATTTGATCCTTTGATGCTTTCGGAAATAGAGTCAGTTTGAGAAATATTTCCATTTAATTTTTCTGCTAAGTAATCTGAGTAAGCGATTCCTTTGTTAAGGTTTTCTGCTAAATATTCAGTATAGTTAATTCCTTGCTCAAGTTTTTCGCCGATGTACTCCGAATAAGCAATTCCTTTGTCAAGATTTTCTGCAATATACTCGGAGTAAGCAATTCCT